GACCACCCCAGTGAGTGATTGCAGCCCGAGCAGGGCTTTCATCTGCTCGCGGGCTTCACGCGGGGAGTCAGCCTCCAAGCGGTCATCGAAGAGCACTTGGCCAGCACGGCTGGCGATCAGTTTGAACAGTTTCATATCGGTTTCGTTTTGGGTTTGGGTTTGGGTTAGCAGGCAAAGAGGCAGGATTGATGGCGTGGGCGGTGATCCGCAGGCTGCGTAGCCTTGCGGCGTGCTTGAGCAGACCGCAGGCGTGGAACGAAGAAGGTGTTGCTCACCTGCATGCCGCCCCACGCCTCCCATGGACCAAACAGCCGCGTCTCCGCGTGGTTCATCCACACCCAGCGCCCCGGCAGCTTGTGCAGCGACTCGGCACCGGTGGTGTGGACCACGAGCGCTGCTGCGCGAGTGTCACTCATCGGGCCTACAGGAAGGGGTTCCTTGCGGTGCTGCGTCAGACGCTTGAGCGCGTCTTCATACCCGCTCCACGTGCCGTTGTGGAACAGCACCGTTTCCGCCATGCCGCTCAGACTGGTGGAGGCCTTCGGGGTGACAGGGAACGGATGGCACAACCGCGCATCTACCCCGCCCACACTGGCCCAGCGAAAGTGGATCACCACTTCGCCCTCCAGCTTCTTGAGCAGGTTCACAAGTTCGCCGGTATTGAGGTTCTTCTGCCACCGCACGCGGCCACCTTCGCGCCATGCCACACCCGCGCCGTGCGGGTTGGCTTCATGACAGGCATACAGCACCTCGGCTTTGGGGCGCACATTTTGAGGACATATCAGGATCACACACATATCAGTTTCAGTTGGGTTCAGGTTCGTTGTTCTTTGTTTGGCCCGTCTATCCGCAGACTGCGTATAGTTTAGGCAAAGGCTTAAAGGTTGGCATCGGGGTAGCGTTCATCGAACTGCTGGCAGAGCCGCTGCGCGTGCTTGCGGTAGTGGCGGAACTCCGAGTGCAGCTTGCCGAAGAGCCCGAGGGCGACGGGCCGCGCACTGCCGGTCCACCCGAGGTAGTCCCACAGGAAGCGCAGGCCATCCGACGCCGTGGCGGTGCGCTTGGCTTGGATCTTGTTCTTGCCGAACCCGCCAAGGCAGCGGACCTCGCAGGCGCGGCGACACAGTCCAAGCACACTGGCGAGGTGATGCATGATCTTCTCGATGTTCAGCGTGCCCGCAAAGACGCGGAACTCCACCACGCCGATGAACCGGCCATCGCGGTCACGCTTGAACGCTTTTCTAAAGTTCACCATGCCGCGACCGCATTGCTCGGCGCACTCGGCTTTGACCCGCTCCTGCTCGCAGGTGACAATTTTGAGCATGTGCTCGGCGGTCTGCTCATAGAGCGGGTGGCTGTAGTGGTTCAGGTGACGGTCCGTACCCGTCTGGCCGTAGAGGCTGCGCGCGTGCCAGCGGGCGATATGGGCAAGCTTGCGAATGAACTCGCTCACCGCTTTCGTGTCGGACGTGCCGATGATCGACTCAATGCCCACGGTGATATGGCAGCCGCAGGAACGGTCCACCGAGGCACCGAGTGCGTTGAGCCATTCAACGAATCCGATCAGATGCTCTACCCCCTGCTCGCCATGCAGGATGGGAGAGACAAATTCGCAGGGGATCTGCCCGGCGTCGCAGCGGATGGAACCATCGCGCTCGGCCTTCCACGTGTCAGCGTTGAAGGCAGGCGCGTTGCTGCGAGCACCGGCAGTGGTGCGGCCAGTGGTGACCGGATACCCGGCGTGGTAACTGCCCACCGCCACTTGGCTGGTGGCAGGCAGGCGGGTTTCCAGTTCGATGCCCCACTGAATCAGGGCGGCTTTAGGATCAGCGGTTTTCATGAGGATGGAATGGGTGCGGGTGATTGAAGTCCATGCGGACTTCCCCTTGGCCTCGTCACCGTGCCTGCGTGTGTCGCACCGTTTTGAGCACCATTTTGCGAACCACTTATGAGAGGTCCCACGGCTCGCGGAACCCGATGAACTTCGGGAACCTGGGCGCTTCCTTCGCCCCGCTGGGCTGGTGCTTGAACTTCACCATGCGGCCCAACAATGAGGAACGCTGCTGCCAGAGAGACAACCGGTCCACCCCGCCAACGACATGGTTGTAGCCCAGTCGGAACTCGATGCCCGTCTCCACCTGCTTGACGACAAAGCCGCCGAGTTCACCGCGTCCAACCATGCCGGACTGCGCCATGCTGCGCTTGGTGCGACCAAACGCATCTTTCTCGGCGGCGTTCTGATTGCTCATGCCCTCGTAGGTGTCGAGCACCACCGCCTCCGCGTCCTCGAAGCGTTTGATCTTGAGCAGGTAACCCTCGCGCTCCGTGGAGCGGCCACACTTGTAAGGGGAACCCGGCGTGCGAATCATGACGCCTTCGTAGCCCTCAGCCACGCAGCGCTCCTCATAGGCCATGAGATCGTCCAGCGAGCGCATCTCCTCGGGCAGAACTTTATCGACGCGCTCGTAATCAGGCAGTCGCGCCAACTCCTGCATGCGGCAGGCATAAGGCAGATCGAGCTCGTCGCTCACGTAGTCGAAGACGGCGAAGGTGAAGTCCGGCTCACCGCTCTCACGCCCCACATGCCCGGCGGTTTCATTGAACGTGGTGCCTTTGACGATCAGCTCACCATCCAACCCATCGGGCAGGTTGGCTTCGATCCACTCGCGGATGAAGCGGTTGGACACCGGCTTGAAGCTGCGCGTCAGGGCACGGCCATTGATCTTGAGGCAGCGAATGCCATCGAGCTTGGGAGTGGCCAGCAGCGGGAAGCTGAGGGCATGGAGACGCTCGCATTTATCGGCGAGCATGGGTTTGGTGATGGGGGACGAGGCGGTGGTAGTGGTGTTCATGGCTTGGAGTGCCCATGTGGGCATCCTGTGGGCCTCGTCACCGTGGCTGCGTGTGTCGCACCGATTTGATCACCATTTTTCAGGCTCAAAAATACCAACTCGCCTGCATCCACATAACCAGCATCCGTTGTTACCGCGTAGGAGGCGTTTTACAGGCTCAGCGGCTCCGCAAGGTATGAGAGTATGCCGTCCCCCGACATGCACTTGTTGCGACCATCAGCGCGCGTTGTTGCGACCATCAGGTCAGCCTTCAATCAAGTGATCGAACAACCCCGGCTGCAACGGTTCCAATGCCGCCTGTTCTGCCTTGAAGAAGTCCGCTTTGGTCTTACCGCGCTTCTTGCCTTCGCGCGTGTGGCAGTCATACGCATATTCGGGGATGGCAATGTAATCACCGCTGTTGCGCAACTCCAGCGCCAGCGTGTCAGGATCAAGACCCGCCGTCTGATCATAAACGTAGTTTTGCAGGTGATCGGGATCGCGGCTCTTCTTGCTCAGGCACAGCAAGATGACCGCCTTGCTGATGAAGATGCGGCCCTTGGCCTGCTTGGGCGGGATGCCGTCATTGATGACCAAGTAGCTGTCATGCAACGCCTTCACCTCCTGCGTGAGGATGCCCCAGCAGTCCTCCGCGCTGATGGTGAGCAATCGCTTCCACACATACTTGCCGAAGCCGCTCTGCCACAGTTCCAAGGCCCAGTAACCCGCCAATGCAGCATCACCCCGGCGGATGGCCTTCTGCATGGCGGAGGACACCTCGCTGAAGTTGTAATGACGAATCGTGCGCAGTTGCATGGGGTTGGCGGGAAAGAGATCTGGGAGGTCCATGAATGGAGGCCTCGTCACCGTGACTTCGGGATTCCATCCGTTTGCATCACCAAATGATGCCGTGAGGTTTGAGTAGGTCGCAGGGTTTGGAAGGTGCCTTGAGGTGCGTCATCCAAGTGCGATGCTCTGACGGCGCGGGGCATTCATCGCGACGCGGTCCTGGCTCTTGTAGTCACCGAAGTCGATGTGGGCCTTCCACTTGCGCTTCAGATGCCGCTTCTCCGTGGCGATGCGCTCTGCGCTGCGGAACAATGAATTGCCGCCGAGGTTCTTGTCGCGCTCCTGCACAAAGCAAAACCGGGCTTCATTCCAGACCAGGCGATTATCGAGAAGCTCCTGAAGCGTGGCGTCGATGTCACACTTGCACTTGAGAAGTTCGTCCCACTTGGGAACGCCGCCATTCGCATCACGCACCACGCCCACCGCTCCGCCCACCCAATGGTTCACGCCAAAGGGATCGTTGCGTTGTAGCAGGCGTGGATCGCTACGCTGGTGCCAGCCAAACAGACGGGCTCCGGCACCGCGTGCGTTGTAGGCCGAGTTGGAGAGCATTTGCACGGTCTCCTCAATGGAGAGTTTGCGACAGCGCAGAGACACCATGCAAACGCAGGCGCTGATGTCGTCATCGAGCATGATGATGGCGTCCTCCTTAAAGTGCTTGAGCACCCAGTTGCGCAACGATGAGATGCCCATCACCGCATCGGGCACCGTGGCCTTCTCCAGCGGGATGTGCGCATACTGCTCAAGCTCGCTTTCCGGCACCAGCAGCGTGGCGCTCGGGAACAGCTTGTGGCTGGTCATCGTTCGCGCGCGGCTGCGGCTCAGGATGACCAGGCGCAGGCTCAGCGGTTGGAGTTCCGGCCATTGCGGCCCGTTGGCAGAGTTGGATGAGGCGTTTTCCATGGAGGACGCGGCCGATGCCGAGTTTTTTGGTGGTTCGTGTGATGGAGTAGTTCACCTCGCGCACGCCCATGAGTTGCAGCACCTGCATCCAGTCGCGCAGATCATGGAACATGAAGACGAGGTAATCGTGGTGCTCGAAAGCCTGGCACTCCATGCGGGGGATGATTTCCAAATCCTCCGATGGGTCTTCAGCGTCGAACAGCTTGCGAATTTCATCCTCGGCAAAGCCGGTGAGTTCGAGATCGAAGGTGGGATCGCTCTCCTGGATGGATTTGAGCAGACGCTTGAGTTCGTCCTCATCGAGTTCGGCCAATTCCGCGAGGCGGTTGTCCGCCAGCAGATCGGCCAGCTCCTCGGCTTCGGTGGCGTAGTCCTGTTCATCGACCGGCACGACCTCGCAGCCGATGAGCAGCGCGGCCTCCAGCCGGCCATGCCCACGCACAATGAGGCCGCTGCGTTTGGACAGAGTGATAGGATTGCGCCAGCCCTGCTCCTGAATGATCGAGGCGAGTAGTTGGATCTGATGCGCACTGTGCCGGTTTGGATTCGCCGGATTGGGCTTCAGGGTGTTGGGATCAATCACGCGCGTATGGGCGCAGTAAATGGGAATGCTCACGCTCCGGCAAGAGTGTCAACGCGGTTGACGTCGAATCCCGCCTATGCGTGACTTGCGTATGGCTGCCATGAAACTGCCCAAAGGGGTGACTCCAAGAAAATTCGCCCGTGCTCTCCAAGAGTGGCGTGAGAAAAAGGCGTTCAGCCAGCGCGATGCGGCGGATTTCCTCGGCATCAGCAAGCGCACGCTGGAAAACTGGGAGCAGGAACGGGCCACGCCTCGTGGCTATGCCGTCGTAGCACTGATGAAGCTGTTGGCTGGCAAAGGTGGTAAGTGAATGATCCTTGGAAGAAACGGTCACCTATGGCAAAGACTCCTCATGCGAAAGCGCTTAACCAGAACCACACGCCAAACTGCAAAGCAGGAGCAGGGAGACGCCTGCTTGGTTTTTTCCCCTGAGGCACGGGCTTACATCACTTCGCTTCGATTTGATCCCGATGCCAAGAGGAGTACATGCTTCATGCCGTTCTGCGGCCTTTACTGGCAGGACGAAAACTTTGAGGATGTGCTTAGTCTTCCCTGGCAGGCCAAACGACAAATGGTGATGATTTTCGCTATCCGCAGCCAGCTCTTTGCCGGTCGCAGACTGATGCGTGGGGATCGCCAGCTTTGGAACGCGTTCATGCGTGAATTTCCGCACTGTCCCATTGCTCTTCGTTCAGAGCGGACACCCGAGATGAAGGAGTTGATGCAAGGAGCCTGGCAGGTTCATGATGAAGTATGCTCCGATTGGGACACAGAAATAGAAGTACAGGACGACGGCACGAAGGTGGCCCGCCGTGTTCGTCATCCCAAACCTCCTCCGTCTGGCCTAGCAGGTTGATTTGACTCCGCAGCCTACGGAGCATGGAATCCTCGCTCCCGCCTGACCTCGCCCGCAAGCTCCTCAACAAGGATCTCGCCAACCTCGTTCAACGTGTTCACAAAGGTGGCAAGCTGACCCGGACGGAGCGCTCCATGCTGCAAAATCTCGCCAGCAGCACGGCGGGTGGAACCGGCCCTGCCTTCGCCCGCAACTTCGTTGAACTGGCCGAATTCCTCGGAGCGACGCGTCAGTCGATCACCACGTGGAAGAAGCGCAAGGACGCGCCACAAGCCGCCGCCAACGGTCTGCATGATGTGGCCGCATGGCGCGAGTTCATGAAGCGGCATGATCTGAAGGGAGCCGAGCCCGGCACAGACTTCGACACCGCCCTGCGTGCCCGCAAACTGCTCGCCGAAGTGGAAGAACGCGAACTGAAGGTGGCCGTGCGCAAAGGACTTTATGTGACCGTCGAAGAAGTGAGGCGCACATGGACGACGCAGATCGGGCGGGCCACAGCCTTGTTGCGCAACAAGTTTGAGTCAGAGTTGCCGCCGATCCTGTCCGGACTCGATGCGACGGGCATTCAAGAGGAGTGCCGCAAAGCCATTGATGAGGTGCTCACCATCCTCCATGAGGGCGGCAAGTGACGCGCTCAGGGCTGCTGAGCCTTCTCAACAATCAGACTCTCCACTGGAAAACCAAGGCCGCGACAGTGAGCGACGATCTTGTCATAGGTGGTCTTCGGCAGGCTGGTCGTGCGTGCCAGGATCCAAAGGCACTTCCGATCCGGCGTTCCAACGGCGGCGGCAGAATAGTCTTCCGCGAGCCAGACGATGAAGTAGTTCCCCTGCTTCGCGCGAGGAATGAAGACCGAGAACCATTCATTGAATCGCACTTCAAGAACCGCATTGGTCCGGGCATCAACCACGGTCGCCGTCCCTCGGACTTGTTTTGGTTTCCCGTTCTTCAGGCAGCGATTGATGACGGATACGGCTCCATCTGGTTTTATCGCATACTCGGCGGTGGATTCGACGCAGCCACGCTGGAAGAACATGGGCAGTCTAGCCACCTCATGCCACTTGCCCATGTAACGAGACACCTCGACTTTGGGAACGGTTGCGAGCGGTTTTACAGGGTGGGATGCGCAAGAACCAAAGAACACTGTGGTCGCAAGCAGCAAGGCGTTAAGGAGTGGCCGGATCATCGTTCATTCTAGCTCGGGAACATTTCCTGTCGTCGCATTTTGACTTCGCGCCGGTTGCGTGAGCATCCTCGAAGCAATTTGGTGCGAAGCATGGCGTCCACCTGACCGCCGTCCACCATGGGCCTGGGCGGAGGAACACATTCATTCAATCCCCTACTCGCCGGTTCCGGGCAGGTTCCGTGCAGACAACTCACCATGGTTGAAGGAACCGCTGGAAGCTCTGGTCGATCCCAAGGCACGTATCGTCTCGATCATCGCTGCGATTCAATCGAGCAAGACCACGATCGGTGAGATCGGCCTCTGCTACATCATCGCCAACCTGCCCGGCCCGGCGCTCTGGCTGGACCAAACCGATGACGATGCGCGTGACCAAGCGGAGAGCCGACTTGGACGCATCTTTGATGAGTGCCCCGCCGTGCAGGCGCTCTACCCGCGCGACCGCCACAAGCTCAAGACCACCACGAAGCACTTCTCCAACGGCATGACGCTGTGGGTGCTTGGCGCTCACAACAAGACCAACCTGCAACGGCGATCCATTCGCTGGCTCATAGGCGATGAAACCTGGCGCTGGCCCACCGGCCACATGGCTGAAGCCGAGGCCCGTGTCACCGCCTTCGGCTGGTTGGGCAAGTGCCTGTTCATGTCCCAGGGCGGGGAAGAGAACGATGACACGCACCGCAAGTTTGAAACCACTGACATGCGCGAGTGGACCTTTGCGTGTCCGCACTGCGATCTGCGCCAGCCCTTCAAATGGGAGAACGTGGAGTGGAGTAAGGACGCCCGCGACGATGATGGCGAATGGAACTTTGCCCGCGTGCGCGAGACCGCCTCGCTGACTTGTGAAGGCTGTGGCCATGCGTTTGATGACAGCGACCGTACGCGACGCGTGCTCAGCACCACGGGTCGTTATGTGCGCACCAATCTGAATGTGTCACCAGAGAACGTCGGGTTCCACTGGAACGCACTGTGCGCGATGAGCTGGGGCCGATTGGCTGAATTGTATCTGCGGGCCAAGGCAGCGGCAAAGCAGGGTGATCTCGAACCGCTGCGACAGTTCTATCAAAAGCGCCTCGCGCTGCCGTGGCGTGACTACTTGGAGGATTTCAAACTGGAGATCATGCCCAGTGGTTATCGCCTGGGTGAAACGTGGGACGATGAGGCCGCCGTGAGCAAGCATGGCAAGTTCCTCACGCCGCCCTTCGATCCTGCCCAAGCGGCGGCTCCGCTGCGGTTCATGACGGTGGACTGCCAGATGGACCACTTCTTTGTGATCGTGCGCGGCTGGTCGCTTGATGGTTCGTCGCGTCTGGTGTGGCGCGAACGCGTGCCCACCTGGGATGAGGTGCTCAGCTTGCAGGAGCGGTTCACCATCCATGCCAACCTCGTATTCGTCGATGCCGGTCACGCCACGTATGACGTGTATCGCGAATGCGCCAGGCACGGCTGGGTGGCGCTCATGGGCGACCGCCGTGCCACCTATGTTCACCGCACCAAGGATGGCCGCAGCGTGCATCGGTTTTACTCACCACGTCGCAAGGTAGTGCTGGGCCGTGGCCAGACCTGCTCAGTGTTCTACTGGTCCAATCTGAACATCAAAGACATGCTCGCACGCCTGCGCCGCAATCAAGACCCGGAACGCGGTGCCACCTGGGAAATCGCCGAGGATGCAGGCGACGACTACCTCACGCAGATGGAGAGCGAGCAGCGCGTGCGCAAAGGCGGCAAGTGGCTATGGGAGCGCATTGGCAAACGCCCCAATCATTACTGGGACTGCGAGGCGATGCAGGTGGCTGCCGCAGTGATGCTCAAGCTCGTGGGGCAGGAGTCGGTCAAAGTTGGTGCCGAGCCTGACGAGGAGACTGAACCGGCCACAGATTGACACGGCTGCCGTGGGCATGAACCCACCCCAAACTCTCCAAGGCAAGCTCACCTACGCAGGCATTCTCATTTCGGCCATTGGTGCCATCGGCCGGATCTTCGGTCTGCATCTGCCCACCACCGAAGCGCAGGGCATGGTGGACATGGTAGCCGCCAACTGGGACACCCTCGCTCAGTTCGGCGGTCTCGCCACCGCCGCCTATGGCCGCCTGCGCATCAACTGGAGGAAGCCATGACCAGCGAACAACTGGCCCAAGGCATCATTCGGCAGGCAAGCCGGTTTATCGGCCTGCGTGAGGTCAAGCCCAACGCAGACTGGGACAACCCAAACACGGCTGGACCTGACCGCGCCCTCGTTGATGAACTGCGCGCACTGATGCGCCAATCGCCATGGGAACCCGGCTGGGCCTATTGCGCGGCTTTCGCTGAAAGCATGGTTCTAGCAGCGCTGCGTTCACTGGCGGCCACGCCTGAGCAAATCAAACGCTGGCAGGCAACGATGACACCACACTGCGTCACCAGCGCAGGGAACTTCCGCGAGCGAGGACTGCTTTCGGCCAACGCTGAACCCGGTGCCATCTGGCTCGCACGCCATGGCAGCACAAGCAATGGCCATGCCGGCATCGTCACCGCTGTGCGTGGCTCGAGCATGGCCACCATCGAGGGCAACACGTCCCTCGATCCGAGTTCAGACGCCAAAGAGCGCGAAGGCGACTGGATCACCAACCGCATCCGCTTCCTCAAAGGTAGCGGCACTCTCAACACGCTCGGGTTCATCACACCCGCAGCCATCCTCAAACTCATCGGTGTATGACCCAACCACGTTTTGATTCCACCATCAGCCTTGGGCATCTCGTGCAGATCCTCTCGCTCGTCATTGCCGGAGCCACAGCGTGGGGCGTGCACACCAGCACGCTTCGTCACCTGGAACTGTTGCGCAACGAGGACCGCCAGCGCATCGAATCCCATGAGGTGAAGATCAATCTGCTGGAACGCGCCACCGACGTGGTCAAAACCGATGTGAACTACATCCGTCTCGCCGTCGATGAGATCAAACACGACGTGAAGGACGCGAGCCGTTGACAGGGCACTCCGCTCATGGCGCAAGGTTTGTTCACTGTCGGTTTCACCGTCGCAGAAGTTCTCCGCATCCAGGCGAAAGCCAAAGAGATGCTCATGGAGGGCAAGACTCTCATGAGTTGGGCCGACAGCGGTTCGAACGCCACCAAGCAGTTCCCCATGACCGTCAAAGAGACGCTTGAGGAGTGCGCTCATGCGCTGCGCGCTCTTGATCCCGCCACTTATGGCCGACGTCGCCGCATCGCGGCTTCCTTTATCAACCATCTCGCCAAATGAACGGCCTCCAACAATGGGCGGCCCGCTGGCTGCCACCTGCTTTGCTGCCGAAGGCCTGGTCTTCGGTTTATGAATCCGCCAACGCTTCACCCCGACGTGGTGCGGTGCCAGGAGCGGTTCCCCGCGATGCCAAGCATGATCTCACACCCCACATTCACCGTGAATTGGTGCGCCGCTCCCGTTACCTCGTCAAGAACTCCGGCTTCGTGCGCGAGATGGTCAACAACATGGCCATCTATTCCACGGGGGATGGCATTCGACCGCAAGCGCAGTCAGACGAAGTGACTTGGAACCGCCAGGCGGAGTCTTACTTTCGCGCCTGGTCCACGCGCTGTGAAATCACCGGGCGGTTCAGCTTCGAGGAAGTGCAGTCGTTGCTCTGCCGGGGCATGGACGTGGACGGTGAATACTTCATCCACCTCACCCGCAACCGTCTCGGCATTGCCGCGCTGCAATTGATCGAATCGCACCGCATCGGTGAGGGCAACACTTCCATGCAATCGTTCCATGGCATCACGCTGGATGCCTGGGGCGCACCAGTGTCCTACCGTGTGCTGGAGGACCAGTCAGCGCGCGAACTGCCAGCCAGAAGCGTGCTGCATGTGTTTGAACCGGAGCAAGCCACGTCGGTGCGTAACGCCCCAACCATTCAGCATTCGATCAATCACATCCTCGATGAGATGGAGTTGCTCGCCCTGGAGAAGCACGCGGTGAAGGACAACTGTGACGTCACACGCGTGCTCAAAACCGAGTCCGGTGACCTTGGCGACGATTCCGATTTCGCCATCGAGGGCCAAGAGGCCGAGTCGGGCGAAGGCACCAACCCGGCCTCGCTGCAGCAGATCACTGGCGGCAAGCTTGTGGCACTCAAAACCAATGAATCACTCGACTCGTTTGAGCCCAAGCGGCCGTCGCCCACATTCACCGGGTTCCTGGAGCATTTGCGCCGGGATGCCGCGCTCGGGGTGCTGCCGTATGAGTTTGCAGCGGATTCATCGAAGGTAGGCGGTGCAGGCGTGCGCCTCGTGGTGGCCAAAGCGGACCGGCGTTTTTCGTATCGGCAGATGATCCTCATCCAGCGCTTCATCAAGCCCGTGTGGTTCTACGTGATCGGTGATGCCATTGATCGAGGCGAACTGCCCGCCGTCCAGGGGTGGTGGAAAATCAGTTGTGTGACACCCCGCAAGCTGAGTGTCGATGCAGGCCGTGAAGCGCAGCAGAATCGCGCCGATGTGGAGATGGGTCTCAAGACCATCAGCGACCATTACGAAGAACTCGGCGCAGACTTCGGTGAAGAGTTGGAGCGTCGTGCCCGCGATGCGAAGATGATTCTCGAAACGGCCACCAAGTACGGCGTGCCTCTGGATATGCTGTGGAAGCCCACGGGGGCAGCTCCAACATCGACTCAATCGGGTGGGCAGGAGGAAGGGCGCGTAATGCAAATTGGGACGAGTCAGCCAAGCACTAAGTAGAAGCAGTTCGGGCAAAAAAGACGCATCTTCGACGATCGGCCTCATCAAAGAATTGATCTCGGACGCTTTTCGCTTGTATCTTTTGCTCGTGAGGTGACTCAATATGCCCCTCAAAATTCACAATAAATTGATTCGCCCACAGTTCATTGTGGTTAAACGACATTAGGCAGAAAAAGCACCATGCCATTACATCCAGCTTGGGCAAAAAACGTTGTTCGACGAGTCCTGTGGGCCGCCGGCAATAAGGATATCGACAAGAACCAGCGCAAAGCGATGGCTAATTTCTTCGGAGGATGCTGCGCATATTGCGGCATTACACTACCGACAAAATGGCACGCAGATCACTTGGTGCCCGTGGACCAGGGTGGTACAAATTACATCATCAATCGCGTGCCTGCCTGCCCCAAATGTAACGAAGGTGAAAAGCAGGATCAGAATTGGCTCATTTTTATTCGCGATAAGTATTCGATGGATCCTGAAACGGCAAAGGCGCGCGAAGATAGAATTCGTATGTGGATTGAGTCACACCCTACACATGATACGAAATCATCGGAGGATTTTAGGGCTGCGTGGGAAACGGAGGTTGCACATGTTTCCGCTGCGATAGATCTAGCGTGGCAGAGATTGAAAAGCAGAAAATGAGACAAACAAGACGAGACTGGGCAACCCCAACTAACTGGTGTGAGCATCGACACGAGAGTTAGGTTCATAGGATGATCTCGCCGACACACCAGCTAGTGGAGGTTGCCAGTTTTTTGACGTTGAGATTCTTCAGAGTTCAGAGAGCGTTGACACTCCAACCGGAGCGTGACCGCGCTCGATTCTCTTCTCTCCCGCCAGCCCTGGCTCATCACCACGGATGCCATGCAAGGCATGGTGGCGCAGGCCGTGGCGTTCTTTGACGCCCGCATTCAACTGCCTGAGCCGACGCGCAACGCCTTGCTCTCCGTGGTCAATGGTGTCGGCATCATTGATCTGCATGGCCCCCTCATGCGCCAGCCTGACCTGATCTCCGTGCTGCTCTTCGGCGCGACTGACATGGACATGGTGACTGCTGCGATTGCTGAGGCTGTTGCCCGCGACGATGTGCAGTCCATCCTTATCGACATCAACTCACCCGGTGGAACGGTGAACGGCACGCCCGAACTGGCTCAAGCCGTGGCCGATGCCGCAAAGCTCAAGACCACCTATGCGTTCAGCGCGGGACAGATGTGCAGTGCGGCCTACTGGATCGCCTCGCAATGTGACGCCATCTATGCCACGCCTAGTGCTCGTGTCGGTTCCATCGGCGTGATGCTGCCCTTCATCGACAGCACCGAGAAGTTCCGCAGCGAAGGCCTGAAGGTGGAAGTGTTTGCCGCTGGCAAGTTCAAGGGCATGGCCACGCCGGGCGTGCCACTCAGCGAAGAACAGCGTGCGCTCATTCAATCCGACATCGAGGAAATCGCTGCCGAGTTCAAGACCGCTGTGCTCGCACGGGGCCGCAAGATTCCGGACAGCGCGATGGAAGGCCAGAGCTTCAGCGCACGCAACGCCCAGCGCCTCAACATGGCCGGCATGGTCAAGAGCCGTGACGAGCTGATCGCCCGGCTGCGCTCGATGAACGCAGCCCGAGTTGACACGCCATCCCGGACATCCACTCCAATGAAAACTGCCGAAGAACAACTCAGCGAAGCGCTCACGCGCATTCAAACGTTGGAAGCCGATGCCAAGGCCCGTGAGGGCTTGATGGCCGAAGCCTCCACTCAGGTCGAAACCTTCAAAGCCACACTCCTCTCCAAGGAGCAGGAGCATCAAGCTCTCCTACAGCAGGCCTGCACGGAGCGTGACACGCTCAAGGGCCAACTCGTCGCTGCACAGGCCGATGTGGAACGCTTTACCAAGCGCAGTAGCGAACTCGATGTCCTGGTGCGCGACCTTCAGTCCCGCGAGCAGGATCTCGACAAGCGTGCCGCCATCAAGGCCGCGCAAATTGCCGCTGAAATGGGCACGCAGGTGCCGGCCAAGATCACTCCCGCTGGTGACACCAAACCCGCCACCGCCGCCGAGCAGTGGAACCGCCAGTTCACCAAAGCCTGATCCCTTTTTCAAAACCTCCAACTCTCCTTCATCCTTATGGTCCCCACTCTTCTCGACATCGCCAAGCTCGACGCTGGCATCGGTTATCCGCTCATTGAGGAAGCCGTCAAACTGGCTCCTGAACTCGCCGTTGTTCCTGCCGACACCATCCTCGGCACCACGATGGAACTTACGGTGCGCACCGGCCTGCCCACCGTGCGCTTCCGCAACGCCAACGAGGGCGTCGCACGCAGCAAGTCCAGCTACGAAACGCGCACCTTCCAAACCCACATCCTCGATCACCAGATCGCTGTGGATGCGCAGGTCGTCGATGGCGCACGCGACCGTGGTCGCTTGCTCGAAAATCATGCCTCGGGTGTGATTGAAGCCTCCATGCAATACATCGGCTCGCAGTTCTACTATGGCACAGGCAACGACAGCAAGGGCTTCCCCGGCTTGCTCGCGCAGGCCAAGGCGGATGCTGCCCATGTGGTCGATGCGGGTGGCGCTGCCTCCAAATCTTCCGTGTGGTTCCTGCGCCTGGGCCGTGAGTGTGTCGAGTTCCTCTTCGGCAATAACCAGACCATCCGCCTGCAAGACGTGTGGGATTTGGAAACCGTCTATGATACGGACGGCAATCCCTACAAGGCCTACACCAACTGGATGACGGGCCGCATCGGCATGCGTCTGGCGAACAAGAACTGTGCTGTGCGCGTCAAGAACGTCGAGGAAACCGGTGCGGGCAAAAAGATGCTCAACGACACCATTCTCTACTCGGCCTACGAGAAGTTCACGGAGTTCGGCCTGGAGCCGACTCACATCTTCATGAACGGCCGCTCCCGTGAGCAGTTGCGCAACAGCCGCACGGCCACCACGACCAACGGCACTCCCGCGCCGCTACCCACCGAATGGGAGGGCATCCCGATCATCCGCACCGCCTCCATCGCCAACGACGAGGCGTGATCCAAACTTCATCCCACTGATCCATCATCATGCACTCCCTCAAAGACGCCCAACTCACCCAGTCCGTCGCACTTGCCGCCGCAGGTGCTTCGGCATCAACATCTCCCCTCGATCTGAGCCAACCACCACCCAACGAACACAGCTTCGAGGTGGAGTTGGCGCTGCCTGAACTCGCCGATCTTGCCGATGGCAAATCGGTCTCAGCCACGCTGGAGGATTCGGAGGACGGTGAATCGTTCGCCGCCATCCCCGAACTTGCTGGCTTCACGGTCACCGGCAGCGGTGGCAACGGTTCCAATGCCGCCACACGTCGTGTGCGAATTCCATCCAACGCCCGTCGTCACCTGCGCGCAACCGTAGCAACCGAAGCGGCGGCGGGCGATCTCACCGCGCACAAACTCACCCTCGCGCTGGTGTTCTGATTTCCTGGGGCGCAGGCCTCGGGTTCGGGTGCAGCCCTCTTCGCCTCGTGCGGGGAGGGCTGTTTACTTTATCGACCATGCCACTTATCAATTTCACTCCAATACCGCTGGAACATTTTCCATGACCGTCCAACATCAGGAAGCAGCCCTGCTGCGCAGATTATGAACGCATCAACTTTACTGTTCGGAATCTTATTTGCGACCACGCTCTGTGCTGGCGAGCCCCAGCAGTTAAAACCTGTCGATGAGGCAGCTAAAGATCCGTCATTTTTTATTTTTCGCGCACGTCTCATCCA